TGACAAACAACGTCTTTTAGATTTTGCCAAACTGGTAGCAGAAAAAGAACGTGAGCATTTAGTTCAAATTGGTTTGATTGGTGTTTTAAAGCACTGTGAAGATTTGTTGCGAGAAGACGGGCATGAAGATGCTATGAATAATGTGCAAGAAATGATTTCAAAAATCCGAGCAAGGGGATAAGAATGATAGAGACGATTAACACATACGAAAGCAAGCCCTCGCCCGAGAGGGGGCGCATTGTAGAAAAACGTAGGAAGCTATACCGATGCACTATGTGCGCTAAGATATTCACAACCAAAGAAGAAGCTGAGATTCATAAACATAAACAAGAAAGCGAAGGTGATAAATGAGCAATTCAATAACAAGGTTTTTACGAAGTATATTGGCAAACCCTACTGGTGCTAACGGTATAGCACTACCAGTAAGAGATGAGGGGCTTCACAATACCTTGCACGAAACAATCGAGAACGGTGAAATAAATGTGAAGATGCGCATAGCCGTAGTCCAAGCAATGAACGGTGTAGTCTTAGAGATACTAAGGTTCAAGCCGAGCCGTGGTGGGTCTGATTGGTATGCAACGCACTACATAGTACAGGAGGGGCAAAAGTTATCCGATGCTATCGCTATGTGTTTAATGATGAAGGACTGATATGCCAAGAGAACCAACCGAAATAACAAAAGTTATTTGCAGTATAAATATTAGAGTTACCGAAGAACAGAAAGAAATGTTTAAAGCGATAGGAGGTGCGACATGGTTAAGAAGTCATCTAAACCGACAGATAAGGTCAGAACAAATCCAACTTGGCCTTTCCCCACAAAGCTCCTTACTCAAGAACCAAAAAAAGTAAGGCGTAAAAAACGGACACTACACAATATGAGGAGGCATTATTTTGAATGAAGATAACAAAGTTAAGCAACGAGGTAAAGGTAAGAGACCGCCGATGCTTAACACGAGTTTGCGTCTACCAATGGAAGTGATCGAGTACTTCGATACGCACCATACGTATACAAAGCAAGCCAAAATCAGAGAAATTCTTATCAACTATGTTAAACAACAGGAGCAAACAAATGGCAAGACCAATAGCTAAAGTACAAGTAGTACGTGAGTACATACAAAAACACCCTAAGCAAAAACCTATACAGGTTGCAAAAGCATTGGGGATGTCGATAAGTTCACTATACAAGTACAGATCACAGATCAAAAAGATTCAAGTTAGAGAGCATGAAGTGGCGTACGTAAAAACAATGGTGGCAAAAGAATTACCAATTACTATGATCGAGCCCGACCCAGTCAATCATCCTGCACATTACAAAGTAGGTGGAATTGAAACCATAGACTTCATTGAGGCTAAGGGGTTGAACTATAACCTTGGTAACGTAGTCAAATACATTACTCGATCAGACCACAAGGGCAACCGAGAGGAAGACTTGAAGAAGGCTAGGTGGTATTTGGATAGAGAAATACTTAAACAACATATTTGACAAAGTAAAGAGTTATAGTATAATAAGTCATGGCACAAACACCCGAATCAAAAGTTAAAGCATCTATTAAAAAGATACTGGCTAAGCATAGCGTTTACTACGTCATGCCGATTGGTTCAGGCTACGGCAATGCCGGTGTGCCAGACTTTATATGCAACGTGAACGGCAAGTTCTTAGCTATCGAAGCCAAGGCAGGGACAGGACAACTTACTGCGCTACAAGAGAAAAACCTAAGGGTGATCAACGAGTCTAACGGAGTAGGCATAGTAGTACGTGAGAATATGGAAGAGTATTTAGAGGGCGTAATTATCGGGATGAAAAAGCTATGACATATAAACCCAAAGACAGATACGCAACGGGATGGTCAGACCCAAGGGGCTTTTTCCTAAGTGGGTTTGAAGATAGGGTTGAGTACAAAACTAAAATGACTAATTGGTTACCGCCTAGATACGGAGTATACAAATATGTAAACGGTGCGTTATCACAGACGGTGATAGAAGGAGTGTCGCAAGATGCAGCGCATGGGTATATTAAATTATTAAAAGAGGAGTGAACGATGGAAATTAAAGAATCAATATTCACAGATGAGCAAATCGAAAAAGAGTATATGTACATTCAAGGGTATGTGCAAGCACTAAGCGATAACGGAATAGAAGCAAACTTTCCAGTATTGTTTGTAAGACACATAGAAAAAACATACGGTATCAGGATTAACTCAGTCTCAGTTTTACAACCTGGGTTTAAGATGACAACTACTACTATATAAGGAGTGAGCGATGGAACAAGAACTAAGCGCAGGGATTAAGATTTTGGTTGAGCGTATGAAGACCAACCCCGAGGAATTCTTTGACGGCGGTGGCAAGTGGAGCTTTATCTACAAGGAGTATTACAGGGACGTGCTTACCGAGTACGAGAAGGCAGTCATGCACGTCGCACTCAAAGACCTACGCAGGAAGGAGCTAGATACTAAGGTCATGTCTGAGCTAATGCGAGAGCAAGTTAAAGAGCGCACGTTTGGTAAAGCTATGATTGCTAGGGAAGGCGAACAAATCCCCTACGGCGACAAATACTGGAACTCTAAATGAAGATAATCACATTAGACTTTGAGACGTACTACTCACAGGAGTTTAGTCTAACCAAGATGACGACTGAGGAGTATGTGCGTGACGAACGCTTTGAGGTTATTGGCGTAGCAGTAAGCGTTGATGGAGGCCCCCCTACTTGGTGCTCAGGCGACAAAGACCACATATACCAGTTTTTATCCACATACGACATACCCAACAATTTATGCTTGGCGCACAATGCGCAGTTTGACGGTGCAATCCTTAATTGGATTTACGGCATCAAGCCGAAGGGTTGGATAGATACTTTGTGCATGGGCAGAGCGTTACATGGTACGCAGGTAGGTGGAAGCCTCAAGGCGTTAACTCAGTTCTACGACGTAGGCGTTAAGGGTTCGGAAGTAGAGGATGCTAAAGGATACCGACGAGCTAACTTTACACCTGAGCATCTAGCCCAGTACGGCGAGTACTGTAAGAACGATGTAGCAATTACGTTTGAGCTATTCAAGATGATGAGCAAAGGTTTTCCACGTACTGAGCTACGTCTAATAGACTTAACAATCCGGATGTTCACCGAGCCAGTCTTAAAACTTAGCTACGTCATACTTGAGCATCACTTAATTGCACTTAAAGAAAAAAAGAACAATTTACTAGCTAACTATGAAATAGAAAACTTAATGAGCAACGATAAGTTTGCCGAGCTATTAAAAGGATATGGAGTTGAACCCCCAAAGAAAATTAGTAAAGTAACAGGCAAAGAGGCTTGGGCGTTTGCCAAGACCGACGAGGAATTTAAAGCGTTGCTTGAGCACGAACATGAGAACGTGCAATTATTAGTCGCAGCGAGATTAGGAGTTAAGGGTACGTTAGAAGAGACAAGAACTCAAAGGTTTTTGGATATTGCACATAGAGGTGCTCTGCCTATACCACTTAGGTACTACGCCGCACATACAGGACGATGGGGTGGAGACGATAAGATTAATCTGCAAAACCTGCCAAGAAACTCAAGACTAAAGTTAGCTATCCAACCCCCCAGTGGTTACAAGATAATTGACTCGGACTCATCACAGATTGAAGCAAGAACCTTGGCTTGGTTAGCAGGTCAGGACGATTTAGTTGAAGCATTTGATAAGGGTGAAGATGTATACAAAATCATGGCATCTGCTATCTACGGCAAGGCGATCACGGAGATTACCAAAGAGGAGCGGTTTGTCGGTAAGACGACTATTCTTGGTGCGGGCTACGGCATGGGCTCGATTAAATTCAAGAACCAACTTAAAACTTTTGGCGTTGAAGTTACGGACGAAGAAGCAAAGCGAATTATTGATACGTACAGAGCTACTTATCCACAAATTGTGGCTCTTTGGAAAACCGCAGGGGATAGTATCAAAGCGATACTTCGAAATCAGCAAACCCATTTAGGTAGAAATAATGTTCTGGCTATTGACGGCAAAGACGGTATCCGTTTACCCAACAACTTGTATATACATTATCCTAACCTTAGACTGGTTGAAAAGGAAGATAAAGCCGAAGTAGTCTACGATGTGAAGCGTGGCAAACAAGTTATACCTACGAAGATATACGGTGGTAAACTGATAGAAAACGTATGCCAAGCCCTTGCTCGGATTATCATTGGTGATCAAATGCTCATGGTAGCTAAGAAGTACCGAGTGGTTATGACGGTGCATGATGCGATTGCGTGCATAGTGCCCGAGCATGAGGTTAAGACTGCTATCGAATACGTAGAGCTTTGTATGAGACTTAGACCGCAGTGGGGTACGGAGTTACCTTTAAATTGTGAGTCGGGTTATGGCGATTCTTATGGAGAGTGCTGATGTGCTACTGGGGATTTTTTATTGGTTTCATCGCTTTTTTTGGTGGCTACTTTTGGGGCTACGACAGAGGATATGCGGTGGCGATGAAAGAAGCATACGAAGCAGAATATGGAGAGTGCTGATGAATTTCAATCAAGGTAAATTGGCGGATGGTCTTATCGACGAAATGCTAGAACTAATTCACAAGTACGACGAAACGCTTTACATGGCAACAGTTATTGGATGCGTGGAGTTAGTGAGGCAACAGTTAATTATTGATGCTATGGAGAGTGCTGATGACTAGAAAAGAAATTTGGGAAGATTTTATAGTACCTATTGGCGGGGCAACGCTTATTGTTATTGTGGTTGGTACAGTAATAGGGTCACTAATTTTGGCGCTTTACGCAGTATTTGGTCCAACGCCCGAGCAACGGGCTGAGTTAAACAAGCCGAGGATTGTTTCCAAATTTGAAGACTGCGAGATATGGATATTTGAAAACACGCATTACGTTACAAGGTGTGGCAACCATACAGTAACAGAGCGCCATTACTCAGAGTCTTGTGGCAAAGCATGCACGAGACAAAAAGTAGAAAGGATTGAGAATGATGATTACTGAAATAAGGGAGTACTTTGCTAAAAAAGGTATAAGTCAAAGGGAAGTTGGTCGTTTTATTGGCGTAGACGATAGGACAATCCGTCGTTGGTTTTCTGAAGAATATTCAGTTCCTCGGTTATTTGAGTTGGCAATCGAAGCTGATATTTTTGATGTTGAGCAACGTCCGTCTGAAAGAGTAGTTAACCGCCTTGTGTTAAGGAAAAAGAAATGAGTACAGTATGGTCGTACAGTAGTCTTAAGACGTTTCAACAATGTCCTAGGAAATACTATCACACGAGAGTATTGAGAGATGTTGAGCAATCTGATACCGCTGCTACGCTATACGGAAAAGAAATGCACACTGTTGCCGAGGAGTACATTAAAAACGGAACTCCTATACCCCCTAAGTTTGATTATGTTAAGAAGTCACTTGATGCGTTAAACGCAATTGAAGGAGAGAAACATTGCGAAGTAAAGTTGGGCTTGACGAAGAATTTGGAGTCATGCGAATTCGATGCTCCGAATGTGTGGTGGCATGGGATAGCCGATTTGGTCGTTATCAATCAGGAGAAACAAGTAGCTCATTCAGTCGATTACAAGACAAGCAAGAGTGCGAGATATGCGGACGTGGGGCAACTCGATCTAGTGGCTTGTGGGCTTTTTGCGAAGTTCCCGACGATCAAACGGGTGAAATCAGCGTTACTCTTTGTAGTCTCTAAAGAGTTTGTAAAGGCCCAACATCACAGAGAGATGGTACTGAAGTATATGGAGAAGCCGACTAGGGATGTCATCCGTATTGAGAAAGCAAAAGAAAATGGTATTTGGAATCCAAGCACATCCGCACTGTGCCGATTCTGTCCAGTAGAGTCGTGCGAGCATCATGGAGGTTAATATGACAGAAGAAGAAAGAGAACAAGCCGAGGCTTATATAAAGTTACAAGATAACGTGAACGAGTTGATTGATACACGGGTTAGAGTGGTGTTAACAAATTGGGCGCACGATACAAGTTTTACGACACTAATAAAAGATATTACTGGGGATGAAATTAGAAATAACCCAATGGGTACTTTAGCAAGTGCTATTACAGGTCACGTTAGACTTTTAAACAGGGAGAATATAAAATGAGCGAAATGACAAACCAAGAAACCGACACGGCACTAATACTAGAGAACGAATTAAAACGTAGAGTATCTGCGGTAGTCAGAAGCGAGCTAGCGGGTACTGTGCACCAGATTGTAAAGAAAGAACTTGATACCTACAAGAACGAGATGATGACAGAAATCATGCTGAGCATAGGCAAAGCATTGCAAGTGATAGAAAAAGAAGGACGTACTCCTTTATGGGAAGGCCCACCACCGACAGAAATGTTTGGTCTTACTAAGGAGGATTTAAATACACACATGCTAGAAGGGCATGTAATTGCGGAGAACTAAATGCCATACGTAAACAAACCACGCCCTTACAAAAAGGAATACAAACAACAAGTTGAAAGAGGCGAGCACGAAACCCGGATGGACAGGCAACGTGCACGCAACGAGATGGATAAGAAAGGTATCGACCGCACAGGTAAAGATATTGATCACACCGTCCCGTTATCTAAAGGCGGTACAAATGCGCCGAGCAACTTGAAACTAAAGAAGCCAAGAGCTAACCGTTCTTTCAGTAGGAATAGCGACCACACCGTTAAGGTGAACAAACCAAAGAAAAAATGAAACTATCAGAGTACGAGTGGCCTCGCCCTCCTGGGTTTACGCCCTTTGCGCATCAGAAGATTACATCAAAGTTTTTAATTAGTAACAGGAAAGCATTCTGCTTTAACGAGCAGGGTACTGGAAAGACTGCATCAGTTATATGGGCAGTTGATTATCTAATGAGCGTTGGTGCTATTAAAAGAGTATTAGTGGTATGCCCTTTGTCGATTATGAAGTCGGCATGGCAAAATGATTTATTTAAATTCGCTATACATCGTACCGTAGCAATAGCTTATGGAAGCGCAAAGAAGCGCAAAGAAATTATTAACGGTACTGCGGAGTTTGTCGTTATTAACTTTGATGGCGTAGAGATTGTTAAGAAAGAAATAATGGATGGTGAGTTTGATCTAATCGTAGTTGATGAAGCATCAGCGTACAAAAATGCTCAGACTGACCGGTGGAAAACGCTTAGGGATATTAGCAAAGTAGTAAAAGGTTTATGGATGCTCACCGGTACACCAGCGGCTCAATCGCCTACGGATGCTTACGGATTGGCAAAGCTTGTTAACCCACTAAATGTACCTCCATTCTTTACGCACTTCAAAGATCAGGTAATGACTAAGGTAACTCAGTATAGATATATACCGAAGCCGAATGCAATGCAAACTGTGCATAAAGTATTACAACCTGCAATCAGGTTTGAGAAACGTCAGTGTATTGACTTGCCTCCATTGGTATTTGTTGACAGAGATGCACCACTTTCTCCACAGCAACATAAATACTACGCCATACTAAAGAAGCAGATGCTGATTGAAGCGGCGGGTGAAGAAGTTTCAGCAGTCAATGCGGCAGTTCAGATCAACAAGTTATTGCAAATATCGGGCGGTGCAGTCTACACCGACACCGGAGAGATCATAGAGTTTGATGTGTCATCCCGTCTCAAGGTGGTGCATGAAGTAATAGACGAGTCGAGTCATAAGGTTCTAGTCTTTGTTCCGTTTACTCATACTATAGAACTACTAGAAAAA